TAGTTTTCTCTGTGATGTGGTGATTGCATTATCAATCTGTGTCATACCAAGTTCAAGTTCTACAACTTTAGACCCTTTTGTAACTATCATTGCCTTCTTGAATGCTTCATCAATTGACTGTTGACAGGTAGGACAATCATCATGTGATTGAAAAAACTTTAATTCTTTTTTGTGTTTGATACAAGTATTCTCTAACTTTGCTTCCATAGCAGTTAGTTTGCTATGTTTACTAGTTACTTTTGTTTGGTCAAGTATCTCTGTTTGTAAATCGGTTATCTCTCGTCTTACACGAGCAATATCTTCTTCATAGTTTTCAATGTCAGTATCAGATTTAGTGATTTCTAATAACTTCAAATCGGCAGTATCTTTATTCGTATTACTAATATCATCTATATGTTTCTGTTGTGTATCTATCTTACCATCTAGCAACTGAAAATCAAAGTCTGCCTTCTTGATTGTTTCGTCTTGTAGTTTCTGTTTCTCTCTAAACATTAAATTTAGTTTAGAAAAGATTTCAATGTCTAGGATTTCTTCTACAACTTCTCGTCTGTGTCTTGCCCTTAGTTGCATAAAAGGAACGAATGAGGCATTGCCTAGTATTACAACTTGAGTGAATGACCTAAAGTTTAATTTTAGAATATGTTGTTCTAGATGCTTCTGATAATCTCTAGCGGCGGCATCTTGATTCAACATAATATCATCACACCAAATCTCAAAGATGTTAGGTTTGATACCTCGTATAATCTTATATTGTTTCTTACCAATAATAAATTCTACTTCAACAATACATTCTTTCTCGTTGATTGTATTGACTAGTTGGTCTTTTTTAATAGCACGAAATGGTTTTGCAAACAAACCAAAACACATAGCATCTAGCATTGTAGATTTACCAGCGCCGTTATTACCAACGACTAATGTTGTAGGTGCAGCATCTAAATCAATCTCGATAAACTGTTGACCTGTTGATAAAAAGTTTTTATATCTTATCTTTTTAAATATTATCATGATTTAATAGCGTCCGTGTCTTGTGCTTCAATATACATTTCTTTAATCATTACTTTCAATCTGTCTTTATCTAGGTCAACTTTCAATTGGTCAACATAGTTACTTACTAGATTCATTGTATCTTCTGAACCTTCAACCACATCATCACTTACACTAGCCGCAGATAAATCAGAATAATCTTCTAGTATCTTGAGTTCGTGTACAGATATATCATTATACAGTCTTTCAAGCAATCTGTCAAACATTTCGTTGTCTTTTTTATTGACAACAATCAACTTTACATACTTTTGATTATAGTCTGTTACATCAAACTTATCGTAGTTTGTCAAGACATCATCATAGTGAATCTTAATAAACATAGTAAATGGATTAGGCACAAACTCAACATCTCTTGTTTCAGTATCAAAAATATGAAACCCTTTCTGATTGTTGTAATCTGACCATGTGATTTCGTATTGATTACCTAGATAGAATACTTGACCATCATCATTCTTATGGTGAAAGTGTCCACTATAAGTTCTTTCAAAACGACTTACAATACTCTTATCATGTCCATGTGATTGTTTCATAGCATCATTCATACTGAAACCATTCAAATCAAAATGACCCATACAGACATCTGCTTCGGCAGTCTTTAACATTTCAAATGAAGCGGCTTCGTTCTCTGGATTAATCCAAGGCATCATCAATAGTTTTGTACCATCAAAGTCTACTACTTTTGCTTCTTCATATATCCAAGGCTCGTTAATGCCGTCAGCACTTGTGCATAATTCTTTTATGGCGTTTACTTTGTTTGTGTTTCGATAGTAGATATCGTGATTGCCGATAATGACATGAGTGTCTATCTTTTCATCCCATAGTCGTTTCATAAACTTATTTCTAAAGTTATGAGCAATTCTAAAGTTGATAAACTTTCTTCTGTCTACGACATCACCCAAATGAATGAGCGTTTTGATGTTGTGTTCTTTTAGATAAGGAAAGAATACCTCATCATAAAACTTGTGGAAGAAATCATCAAATATAAGACTATCGTTTCTGGCACCGAAATGGGTGTCATTCAATAAGGCTATTTTCATAATATATTATTTTTTAGTGGTTTCTTTTTTCTTATCTTCTGGTAGTTCTTCTCTGCTGTTTCGTCTTAAAAAATCTAACATTTGACTTTGATATTGTGTATCATCGCCTTCTATTGAGTCCATCATATTTTCAATGCCAAAGTTCTGTATCATCTTTTGTTTGACATGTTGTTGTTTCTTTTCTTTCTGAATTCTACGAATAAACGCATAGTATATAATCTGTGTAAAGTATGCAAATGGATTCTTACTCTTTTCGGGGTCAAAGTTGTCCATGTATTGTAGACAATTCTCTATACCATCTGAAATCATATCATCTCTGTAAGTATAGTTGATAAAATTAGGTCGGTATGATAAGTGATTAGCAATCTTTAGATAACATTCACCTATATAATTAGTAACAGTCGGTCGTCTTTTGCCTTCTTCTTCGGCTTTAATTCTTAACTCACGATACTCTGTCATTGCTACAAGAAACTTCTTATTATCTACATAATGAGGTTTCTGTTTTGGTTTTAGTTTTACTTCTTCTGCCATGCTATAGTCCTTTTCTTTCATTACGCTTCATAAGATTCTTTAGTTTTTTAACTAGATTAAGTTTCTTATGACTTTTAGTATCCTTCAAATCATGAAGTTTCTCTTTGGTATGCTTCAACTGGTTTTTCTTTTTGATATTTCTATCTGTTGTTTTATTCATAGTGTCTATTATACTAGAGTTGTAAAGAAATGTCAAGCCTATACTAACAATAATTTAATTGGAATAAACGCTTGACAACGCCTAAAAAGTACTGTATAATCGCATATGTAGATGCGTGAGAGACCATTAAGCTACCTAGAGGTTAATGAAACTTCTTAGAGTCTATCTTATGACCACCGATTACATTACCGCCTTCTTCATCCCACTCAAGCAGTTCTTCATCTTCTTCGTCTGCGATTTCTAATATTCTATCTATATCATCAGCACTCAATGCTGGCCTGATTTTAGCATCACTCGCCTCAACTTTAGCAAGAACAACTTCATAGTAGTGTGCTAAATCAACAGACGCCAAAGTGATAACAACTACTTTGTCTTTTGCAATTACAAACTCTATATCATCAGTAAATGGTATCCATTTTGATAAAGTTGTATCTTCTTTTAGGCCTTCATTTGTCATACGAGGTATCGTTACTAACTCTAAAGGGTTAATAATTCTCATATGTTCATCATCAACAGAGATAGTTCCCATCAATAGACTTCCGTCCATTAACTTAGCTAATCTGTAATCAGTAGGGTGAGTAGGTTCGTTTAATGTTTCCATACTTATATTTATCAGTCCTTGAGGTCTATACTATGCATTTCGTAATCGAATTCTTCTTCTGTATAGATATTTATTCGTTCTTGAAAGTGTTTCAAAGTGAAGTTTTCTTTTGATTTCCATGTCATATCATCAGCAATGTCATACAATGTAGCATCTACCTTGTTATCGCCAAGTCTTAGGCCACGACCAATTGATTGTAGATTTCTTACTCTACTCTTAGATGGACTTGCAAATATAATATTATGTAGATTCTTAATATTGACACCAGTAGAGAATGTGCCATAACTTGCAACAATGATAGCATCTTTTTCTTTCTCAACAATGCCTCGAATTGCTTCTCGTTCATCTGCCTCAACACCACCAAAAATATAAAAGACTTTTCTACCATCAGCAGCCTTCTCTTTTATTATCTCGTGTAGATTCTTACCATGTTTCTCTACGAGTTGAAATAACACAAGAGTATTGCCTTGAAGTTTAATTGCAAGGTTACGAATGAAGTTTTGCCTTGACCGACTACTGACAAGATAGTCAATCTCATCTTGATACTTACCTTTTGATATCGCTTGACAATGTTCAGGTGTATGTTTCAGTATTAAACAACGAACAGTTAGATTTGATAACTGTTTCTTATCCATTAGTTTTCTAGTTGATGTAACTTTATTGACAGCGCCAAACAAACCCTCTAACACAAGTTTATGTGTCTGAGCGCCGTCAAGTGTACCTGTCAACCCAATTCTATATTTGCAGTCTGTCAGTTTAGACATAATCTCACTTAATGACTTTGACTTAAATAGATGTGCCTCATCGCCAAACACAACCCCAAACTGGTCAAAGTAGGCCTTAGGTAAACGAAATAGACTTTGCCATGTTGATATCAATACTTTCTTATTTGTTTCTTTAGAATGACCACTATACAATCTATGACAATTCTTTTCTACATCCCAACCATACTCTTGAAAGTCAGAATACATTTGTTCTACGAGTGAAGTTGTCGGCACGATTAATAGTATTCGATTGTTTGTATCGTCTTTGATTAGATGTGTGTAGTAGCGAATGAGTGAGTAGATAATAAATGATTTACCACTAGCAGTAGGACTTAATAATAAGGCACGATTAAATTTTAGACTGTGATAGATAGCATCGACCTGATAATCTCTTGCCTCAAACTTCTGACCTAGACTATTAGAAAACTTTTCAACGATATCTCTTGACACATTGTTCTCTATCTCAACACCTTCGCCACAGACAACATTGTATCCTCTTTCTTCTGCGAATGCCTTAATGTATGGGAACAATCCGAAATAGATTTCTTTTGTTTTCTGTGAGAACATTCGTATCTTGCCATCCCACATACGATTGCGAAATGCTGGCATGAACTTATATCCAGGCACATAGAATGTGAAAAACTCAGATAACTCTCGTTGAATACTTTGCTCAGCATCAACCGTCAGATACACTTCGTCTTTCTTTTCCAAGATAAGAGTTTCCATAAACTATAGTGCGCCGCTCGTAAATCTTGCCCAGTCGATAGCGTTTTTGATTATAAAGTTTCGTGTGTTTATGCTTCGCAATAACTGTTCAAGATAGTTTACTACTTGTCGTAGATACGCTTCTTTCTGGTCTGCTTTTTGTAGTTCTTCGTCTGAGTCCATATAGATATGAACATCTGCCTTGAGTATTTTCAAGTCGAATGGTTTCTCTTGATACACGGATGCATCAGATTTACCTGTGTAGTATTCCCACTTATGTCGTTTGAGTGCTTTTTGTTCGTACTCTGCCTTCTTTAAAAGCAAACAGAACTTATTGTAGTGTTGTAGGTATTTGTTATGAAGTATTGGTATGTTTATTGATTCTGTACCTAAGTCAGTATCATCTATTTTTAAATCTCTGTCAGCTGATTGCTGCAATTCTTCTAGTGTCATAATTTATCCATTATTATATCACCTCTCGGTGATGTTGTCAAGCGTTACAGTTGTACTATTTCATAATACATGTAACTAAAGTCTACCCCAACAGATAAGTAATTCACATCACTCGCCTGTACATCATATGACAAAGCGCCAAGAGATGTTGGGAATATGTTGTGAAATCTTATTTCTGTTACAGCAATGTTCTTACTGTTTAAAACGGTCAATGTTGCGTCTGAATATGTACCGCCTTCAGAAAGAGGTACTGCTATATTCGTTTCTGGCACAATGGCACCAGATGTAGAACCTGGATATCTATCATTACCAGTTGCCTGTAGATTTGCGAACTGCACATGGTCTTGTGGAAAACCTAGACCTATTATCCAGTCGTGTATCTCTTTGAAGTTGTTTAGATTTTCATCTACAAGAAATGATATTGCTAAATCTTGATATGTAACTTTATCGCCAGGTAGTGGAATATCTTTTAATCCTGTTGGCATTGATGCAGAACCAATTGAGATGCCAGGAATATTTGCAGTCTGACAAAAGAATTCTACTTTTGGTAATTTAGTACACTTAAATCTAAACTGTATAGGACTTGCATAGTCCATGATAGCAGGTTGTCTAGTTTGTACATTTACATCTGTCATTAGTTATTCACCGGTGCATTAGCACGCCATTGATAACACGACCAATATCTTGCACTTGTCTTATCTTTTGCAGTATCGCATTTGTGTCTTGCACGAAACGATTTTCTACGAGCAGGGTCATCTCTTTTGATTGACAAACCTGTCGTATCACCGAATGATACTTTTTTAATTCTATCGCCATCTTTGACATAAACATAAAACTTCTTACTACCACCTCGTATCGGGTCATTCAGTTTAACTGTTTTACCTTGATACTCAGCCTCTGTAATA